CAGTCGAACAAATTAAATGCCACGGTGACACGGGCGCGCCGCCTGGAGCTTGGCCTGACTCGCGCTATTTGGCAGCACTCTCACGCGGGCAAAGAACCGCGTGCCAGCCACGTAGCCGCCGACGGCAAAGAATTCGACATCGACAAGGGCGCTTACATTGACGGCGAGTGGATCCAGCCCGGATTTTTGGTAAATTGCCGTTGCACTTCGCGCACGGTGTTGCCATTCTAGTTACGCTGTGCTACATTTGCATCACAAATTTGCCCCCGTCATTCCGCAAAGTGCCGTGCGGCCGCTCAGGGGAAAATGAGCGGTATCTTCCTGGGGCTTGGCGCCGCCCTTCCGGTACAGCGTCGCAGCACCTTTCCCCCGCCTCGTGCGGGGGTTTTTCTTGACACGTTTGGCTCGCTGTGCAACACTTGGAACACCTTACTAACCGGAGCTCATAAATGCTAATCCCCGAACCGCTGCGCCTCGCCGCCGGCGCATTTGCTGAAGGCGGCCCGCACCCGTGCCTGTACGTGGACGGCGCGTACCTGGTGGCCACGGATCGCGTGCAGCTGTTTGTCGCCAAGCTGCCCGAACCACACGACGGCGCATCCGTAGCGCTGCCGCTCGACGTCGGCAACAACGTGACGATCATGGACGGATTCATCATGTCTGAACGCGGGGTGCACGAAGCGGTGCCGGGCGAGTTCCCCAACTGGCGTGACCTGTACAATCGCATCAAGCCTGACGGCCTGCCGGGGCGCTACGACGTGAAGTACCTGGCGCGTCTGATGGCCGCAAACGACATCCTCGGCGGAGGCGACATGACCATCGAGGCGGGCGGCGCATTTGCGGCCAAGTGCTCCATCGGCAACGGCCGGGCGCAGGTGTTCTGGATGCCGCTGATCGGCGGTGCAGCGATTGATAAGTGGGAGGTGTAGCGTGGAGATCGCCGCTGATAATTACTCGTTGCATTGGGGGGACTGTCTCGAGGTGATGCGGGGATTCCCTGACAAGAGCATTGACTTAGTACTTTGCGACCTCCCATACGGCACCACGCAGAATTCTTGGGATAGCATAATCCCGCTGCAGGATCTTTGGCAGGAGTACCGACGCATTGCTAAGGGGGCCATTGTTTTGACCGCGACACAGCCTTTTAGCAGCATTCTTGTTTCGAGTAACTTGTCCATGTTTCGATATGAGTGGGTGTGGAAAAAATCAAAAGTCACGGGTGTGCTGAATGCCAAACGACAGCCGCTTCGGCAGCATGAGGTGGTGTTGGTATTCTCTGAGCGTACGCCGCCGTATTTTCCGCAGGGGCTGACGACTTGCGACAAATTTGCGTCGACGGGGCGATCACGGGGCAGATCGTCTGCCAATTACGGAAAAATTTCGGAAACGGAGGACGGGACGTACCACCAAACATCGACAGGGTACCCACGGTCGGTCATTGAGATTGCGAGTGAGGGCAAGACCGTGCACCCGACACAAAAACCCGTTGCGCTCATGGAGTACCTGATCCGCACGTACAGCGAGGCGGGCGACACGGTGCTAGACAACTGCATGGGGAGCGGCACGACGGGGGTCGCCGCAATACTGTCCGGGTGCGTGGAGCGGGTCGCTTTGACACTCCGAAAGAGATAGCCCATAATGCGCGCATGAGCACACATGCGCGTCTCGCCTTCGACCGAGCATCGGCCCGTACCTTTGACAAGGACGGGCGTTTGCACGTTGGCGTCAGCCACATCAGCAAAGCGTGCGTCTCGCCGTATCAAGGGCGCGAGATTCCCAATTCCGAAGCGCTCGGCCTTGACCCGAACCGCGTGTACTACCTGTACCGCGACCCGGACGAGCTGGCCAAAGCCGCCCCGACATTCAACAACCTGCCGATCCTGTCCGAGCACGTACCCGTGAGCGCCGCCGCACCGCGCCACGAGCTGGTCGTGGGGAGCATCGGCAGCGACGTGGCATTCGAGGCGCCGTATCTGGACGCATCGCTGTGCGTGTGGGACGCCCGCCTTATCGCCGCCATTGAGAGCGAACAGCAGCGTGAGCTGTCCAGCGCCTATCACTACACGGCCGACATGACGCCGGGCGTTACGCCAGAAGGCGACCTCTACGATGGCGTCATGCGCGACATTCAAGGAAATCATTTGGCACTGGTTGATGTGGGTCGGGCCGGTCCGGATGTGGTAGTAGCAGACTCAGACCCTTTTGTAACTCAATGCAAGGATACCCCTGCCATGAAACAGACCAAACTGGGCAAAGCCCTGCTGGTTGCGCTTTCGGCGGCGTCCCCCAAACTCGCTATGGACAGCGCGCTGCCGTCGCTGGTAGGGGAAGCCACCAAAGCCAAGCTGGATCGTTCCGCACTGCGCAAGCTGGCACAGGATGCCGAGTTTGATCCGCAGCAGCTGGACAACATCATCGACGCGGTGCTGGATGTCGAGCAGTCGCCAGAACCGATGACCCCCGACATGGTCAAGCCGGCCGAGGACGAAGATGGTGGCGAGCACGGCAAGATCATCGAATACCTGCGCAATGCGGGCGTTGCTCCGGAAGTGCTGGAGGGCGTCGGCAACATGCTGAAAACCCTGACCGGTAACGACGAAGACCCGCAGAACAGCGGCGATCCGGCCGCCTACGTCAGCGCCGCCATGGATTCCATGCGCGCCGAGTTCCGCGCGCTGGAGCAGGCCAAGGTCGACGTCAAGCCAACCGTGGGCGACGTGATCGGCATGGATAGCGCCGACGACGTGTATCGCTTCGCACTGGATCAGCTGGGCGTTGACCACGCTGGTGTATCCGGCGCCGCGCTGGGCAAGATGTACAAAGCCGTCTCGGCCCGCCCTGCGATGGACGCAAGCCCGCTCGCTGCTCGTGCTGCCGCCGGCAAAGAGCTGGTCGCGCAGATTCCGGGCCTCGCCCGCTTTGGCAAATAAGGAGCCGACACTATGGGCTTTCAGACTCAAGTACAGCTGCAGCAAGCCGCTGCAGTAGCCGGCGACTTCGCATCGGCTAACCCGCGCGCCAGCGTGGTTTCCCATGAAGGTACGCTGGTCGCGGGCGCTTCCGGCGTTACCGTCGCGCGCTTCGCATGGGCTACCGCCGCCGGCCTCGTGTCCAACACCGCTGTATCGGGCAAGCCGACTGGTTTTGTGCATCGCCGCCAAGGCTCCGCGCTGATTACCACGTATCTGGCTGAAACCAGCAACCTGATTCCGCAAGGTTTCGAGGTGACGCTGATGAAGACCGGCGACTACTGGGCGACCATGACCGTGGCTCCGGCGACTATCGGCAACAAGGCTTTTGCCTCGCTGACCGATGGTACCATCCAGCCAGGCGCGGCAGGTGCGACCATCTCCGGTTACGTCGAGACCGACTTCGTTATCACCGGCTTCCCGGTTGGCGGCACTGGTGCCGTTGGCGAGCTGGCTGTTATTTCTCTGCCATAAGGGGCTGAACACATGGACGCAAAAATCCAACAACTGGCGGAGACCGCGGGCATCGTGTTCCACGGTTTCAATGCCCGCCTAGGCATGGACGCCGCCTACCCGCTGGTAACTACGCCTAACAGCGGCATCCCGGCGATGCTGTCGACCTTCATCGATCCGAAGCTGATCGAGGTACTGGTTGCGCCGATGAAGGCCGCCGAAGCCGCTGGCAGCGAGATCAAGAAGGGCGACTGGGTCACCCGCACCGCGATGTTTCCGATGATCGAAGCGACCGGTGAAGCCACCAGCTACGGCGATTACAGCAACTCCGGCTCGTCTGGCGCGAACTTCCAGTTTCCGCAGCGCCAGTCGTACCACTTCCAAACGATCACCCAGTGGGGCGAACGTGAGCTGGAAGAAGCCGGCTTGGCCAAGGTGGACTACGCGGCTCAGCTGAACCGTGCTTCCGCGCTGACCCTGAACAAGTACCAGAACAAAACGTACCTGTTCGGCGTGTCGGGCCTGCAGAACTACGGCATGCTGAACGACCCGGCACTGCCGGCCGATCTGACGCCGAACACCAAGACTGCGGGCGGCACCACCTGGATCACTTCGGGCGGCGTCATCAACGCCACCGCCGTGGAAGTGCAGAAGGACATCTCCAAGATGTTCTATGCGCTGCAGGGCCGTCTGCAAGGTCTGGTGGAGACCACGGATCGTCTGACCCTTATCATGTCGCCAAAGTCGAGCCTGGCGCTGACCATCACCGACCAGTTTAACGTAAACGTGTCGGACATCCTGAAAAAGACCTACCCGAATATGGAGATCCGTGTTGTGCCGGAATACTCCACCGGGTCGGGCGAAAAGGTGCAGCTGGTAGTCGAAGAGATCGAAGGTCAACGTACCTGGGATT